TCGCGCGAGCTGGCTTCCTGATGATCCACAACGCTTGGGTGGTCGCCGCCGGAAATCGCAACGACCTGCGGGAGTACGCGGAGACGCTGGAACCCTTTGACAGGGCCATGGCCGACATCTACGCAGCCCGCACCGGGCAGGACCAGAAGGCGATGGCCAAGCTCATGGACGCTGAGACGTGGATCGCCGGCAGTGATGCGATCGACGGCGGTTTTGCCGACGAGCTGCTGCCGTCCGACCAGGTCGAGCGCGGCGCGGGCAAAACGAGCGCCTCTGCCGTGCGCCGGATTGAGTCGGCGCTGCGGGCGTCCGGAATGCCGAAGGCGGAAGCCATGAGGCTCATCAGCGAACTCAAGTCCAGCGCGGGTGACCCCGCTGGCAGCGGTGAGGGAGATCCCACCGAGCGCCGGGACGAACCGGCAACCGAGCAGTGCTACGCCGCGCTTCTGCGGCATCCCCTTTCCGCAAACTGAGGAACATCCGCATGGCAACTCCCGAACAGATCCAAGCCACCCTGGACAAGATCAACGACCAGGTGAAGGCGCAGGCCGAGAAGGCCGAGAAGGAGATCAAGGCTCACGCCAAGCTCTCCGAAGAGACCCGCGCCAGCGTCGACAAGCTTCTGACCGAGCAGGGTGCGTTGCAGGCGCGTCTGCAGTCGGCCGAACAGCTGGTGGCGAAGCTGGAGCAGGGTGGCGGCGAGTTCGCTGGCCCACAGTCGATGGGCGACCAAGTCGTCGCCAACGAGGAATTCCAGGCGTGGGCGGCGCGTGCCTCCGGTGGCGGCGGCAGCAAGTTCCACATGGACGTGAAGGCGGTCGTGACCAGCGACGGCGCGTCGGCCGGCGACCTCATCGTTGCGCAGCGTCGTGATGGCATCATCGCCCCTGGCCTGCGTCGTCTGACCATCCGCGACTTGATCAACGTCGTCCGCACCTCGTCGAACTCCATCGAGTTCGTGCGCGAGACGGGCTTCACCAACGGCGCGGACGTGGTGGCGGAAAACCCGACCGGACTGAAGCCGGAGTCGAACCTGACGTTCGAAGCCGACTCTGCGCCGGTGGCGACCATCGCCCACTGGATCCACGCATCGCGTCAGGTCCTGTCGGACATCCCGATGCTTCGCGGCTACATCGACGGCCGGCTGCGCCATGGCCTGAAGCTCAAGGAAGAGGCGCAGTTGCTGAAGGGTTCGGGTGTCGGCCTTAACATCGACGGCATCTTCACGCAGGCGCTCGCGTATACCAACCCTGGTGTGACCGTTCAGAACGAGACCCGGATTGACCGTCTGCGTCTGGCGCTCCTGCAGGTCGAGCTGGCCGAGGCCTGGGCCGACGGCATCGTCATCAGTCCGCTGGACTGGGCGGCGATCGAGCTGCAGAAGACCGACGACAATGCTTACCTGTTCGCCAACCCGCGCGGCATCACCACGCCGGCCCTGTGGGGACGCAACGTGGTGCCGACGCAGGCAATGGGTGCCGGCGAGTTCTTGGTGGGCGCTTTCGGCGGCGGCATCGCCGTTGAGATCCACGACCGTGAGGACGTAAACGTCATGGTTGCCACACAGGACGACCGCGACTTCGTGAAGAACATGGTGAAGATCCTCATGGAGGAGCGGGTCGCCCTGACCCTGTACCGCCCCGAGGCATTCCGGAAGGGCACCATGACCGACCTCGACGCGCCGTAAGGCGGCGTCACGGCCCATCGAGAGGGCGGCGTCGCCGCCCTTTCCTTATCTGGAGACAGGACATGTACGAAGTACGAGCGATTGCCAGTTTTGACCATCACGGCTCCCGCAAGGCGGGCGACCGGTTCACGGTAGGAAGCCAACGGCAGGGCGAAGAGCTGAAGAGCAAGGGTCTCGTGGAATTTCTGGGCGGCATTCCCGAGGCGGAGACCACCGGCACCGGCACCGCCGGTAGCAGCAGCGACAGCACGCCGACGCCGGGCGAGCAGTTTGTCGACGGCAACGCTCCCGACGTAATCGCTTCACTGGCCGGGCAGCAGGATAAGTCCCTGCTGCAGGCCGCCCTCGACGCGGAGAAGGCCGGCAAGGACCGCAAGACCGTCGTCGAAGCGCTGGAAGCTTCGCTGAAGGCCGACTGATATGCGCCTGGTCACGATCGAGCAGGCCCGTGCCCAGGTCGCTGCAATGCCGCACCATGACGCTCAGCTGGAGCTGTACGTCGGTGCGGCAGTGCAGTCGGCCGAAGACTTCCTGAACCGCAAGGTTTACGCCACAGCCGGCGAACTGGCTACGGCGGTGCTGGATGGTGCTGCTGGCGAGGAGCCGATCGTGGTGAACGATGCCATCCGTGCGGCGGTACTGCTGATTACCGGGCACCTNTTTCGCAATCGCGAGGACGTGACGGGGGAGGCTACTTACCAGCTGCCTTCTGGCGCGCACTCGCTTCTCTGGCCGCACCGACGCGGTCTGGGGGTGTGACGTGGGTACGGACGCCGGGCGGTATCGGCACCTGGTCACGATCCAGGGCATCGTCCAAGGCGACCCTGATCCGCTGAGCGGCCTGCCGACCCAGCAGTGGAACGATGTCTATGCGAATGTGCCGGCTGAGGTTCTCACAGGGCCCGGCCGGGAAGGCGTCGCCGCAGGCGCCGAGCGTGCGGAGACGGATGCCCGCATCAACCTGCGCTGGCTTCCCGGAATCGACACCCAGATGCGGGTGATCTGGGAGAGCGAGCCAAACGGGCAGCGTCCCGAGTTCGCTATCCAGACCATGGAGTTGGATGCCACGGGCATGCGGGAGATTCGCCTTCGGTGTGTTCATGGGAGGGAAAGTGGCTGATCAAATCCGCATCGATGGCCTCGACGGCCTCCTGCAGTCCCTACGGCAGTTGCCCAAGGAGCTGCAGGGCAAGCCGCTCCTGTCCGGCATGCGCAAGGGCGGCAACCTGATCCGCGATGAAGCCAAGCGCCGGGTCGTGCGCGCGAGCGGCTTCCTGGCAAACCAGATAGTCGTGCGTCGCGCCGCTGCCAAGGATCGGCGCAAAGCCGGTGTGGGCGCCGGCGGCGAGTACTTCACCGTAGGCGTTCGCACCGGCAAGAAGGTCAAGTACGCCAACACCAAGCGCAACCGCCGGCAGGGCCGGGCTGGGAAGCTCTACGAGCAGAGCGGATGGGCCTATTACTGGCGCTTCCTCGAGTTCGGCACGAAGAACATGCGCGCCAAGCCATTCCTGACCCCTGCGGCGGAGGCTCGTGGCCCGCAGGCGGCCCAGGTGATGATTGATGAAACCCGCAACGCGATTGACAAGATCATGAAGGCAAGGGGCTGGAAATGATGGTGCCGCTGATCCAGGCAGTGATGCAGGGCAGCGCCGGCGTGCTGGCCCAGCTGGGCAACCCAATCCGGTTCTTCTACGGCACCGCGCCACTCAATACCGCGATGCCATACGGGGTATGGGACATCGTCGGTGGCAGCCCGGAAAACCTGCTCAGCGAGGCGCCGCCGGCGGACGGCTGGCGGGTACGCGTCACTGTATGGGGTGCGACCCTGACCCAGGCGAACGCCGCAGCGGTGGCGATCCGCGATGAGGTCGAACGTCGCGGCAGCATCGAATCCTACAACCCGCCCCCCGACGACGAAGACACCGCCGCTTTCGGCATTTCCTTTGACGTGCGGCTGCTGGAACTTCGGTAGCCGCGCCAACCAGCAACCCCAACCGCCGGCGCTCGCCGGCTTTTTTTTGCCCGGCGACCGGGCTCCATTCCAGGAGACAACGCAATGCCCGTCTTGAAGTCCAAGCACACCCAGCTGTTCATCGCCGTCGCCGCGGCAGAGGTCATCAAGGTGACCCGCGTCCGCTCCGTCGGTTTCCCCGATGGCCAGGCCTCGGAGATCGACATCTCCGACTTCGACGATGACTGGGATCAGTTCGTGGCTGGCCGCAAGGCCACCGGCAGCACCACGATCGAGGTGATCTACGACCCCGATGACCATGAAGCGCTGGAAGAGCTGCACCGCACCGGCGAAGTCGTGGACTTTCTGGTCACCGCGCCTCTGTCCGAAACCGCCGGCGTACCGCTGCCGGTCGCGGTCGATGGCGTGATCACCCCGCCCACGACGGTGGTGTCCAAGCAATTCCGTGGGTTCGTGCAGAACTTCGCGGTGAACGTGGCCGACAACGACGTGTGGAAGGCCACGATGACCATCCGTGGCTCCGGCGCTGTGACCACGCACCGCCCGACCCCGTAACGCCCGGTAACGGCTCCTGGCCCGCTTCGGTGGGCCTTCTCTTTGGCAGAGCGCGTGGATCCTCCGCGTGTTAGCCGTGCGCGGCCCGCGCGCTCTGCCGCCATATCAGGAAACGGCCAATGAGCAAGACCAACGAAAACCCGGTGACCGCGCAAGACGCAGTCACGCAGTCCCTCCTGCAGACCTTCCAGACCCTGGGCATGTTCGCGCCCAAGGACGTGCAGCCCGACACCATCGAACTGGAGCCCGGCGTCACCGCGCAGTTCCACGTGCGCGCGCTGCCCGATGCTGAGTTCCGCAAGCTGTGGTCCGATGGCGACCGCGCCAAGCTGATCGCCGCCACCATCTGTGACGAGGATGGCCGCACGGTCATGACCGAGAAGCAGGCCGGCCAGCTGAAGCCGCGCGTGGCGGCAAGCTTCCAGCAGATCGCCCTCAAGCACGCCGGCTTCGGTGAGGCTGCCGAGGTGATCCAGGAAGAGGCGGGAAACGACTAAGGCAGCATGGCGAGGACTGGTTCTGGCACGTCCTCGCCGGGCACCTGCACCGGTCCGTCGGGGAGCTGCGCGCCGTGATGACGCGGCGCGAGTTCCTGTGGTGGTGGGAATTTCACAAGCGGAACCCCATCGACCCGGTCAGCCTGCATATCAAGCCCGCTGCCTTCATGGCGTACATCACCGCCGCGCACAGCCAGGGCGGCACCAAGCGAAGCATGAAGCATTTCCTCGATTCCCTGCTGCCCCGCTCCGACGAGGACGAGGCCCAGGACTGGTTCGATTCTCTGTGAGGCCACATGGCTGAAACTTTCGGTCGCTTCGCTGCGGCACCCATTGGCCCGTTGCTGGCCGCCCGCGATGGCGGGCTCACACTGGCCACGACAGCGGCCGCCGACGTAAACCGCATGGCCCGCTCGGACATCGCCCAGACTGAAGGCACGGTCGGGGTTGAGTTCGCTGTGTGGGGAGAGGACGAGATGGCGGCCGTGGTTGGCTTCGTGACCGGCTCGGCGCCGCTGGACGCCTATCCCGGCGCCACAGCCGGCGGTCTGGGCTGGAACCTGGCCGCCGGTCGCCTGGTGATCAACGGCAGCGCCGCAGCTGTTGGTCTCCCGTTCGTGGGCCGCGGCGACACCGCTGGGCTGCTGGTGGAGATCGGCAGCCCGAACCGACTCACGCTGTATCGCAACGGGGACCTGGTCCACCAGCGCGACTTCGTCATGGCCGGGCCGCTGTTCTTTGCCGCTGCACTCGCAGCGACTGAGGCCGGCGGCCTGAATATGGCCGTGAATGCTGGCCAGTGGGGCGCGCGCAGCCCGGCCGCTGCGGCAGGCTGGGGCTTGGCGGAGCCGGCGGCAGAGGTCGTCCGGCTTTCCGACGTAGACTGGCTGACCGCGCCCGGCGACACCCCCAGCAATGCCCGCTTCGAAGGCGTGCTGGCCGAGGGCATCAACCTGGTCAGCGAGATCAATTTCTGGCCGTGGGGCGGGGAACCGGTGAGTCAGACCAGCGCCGCCGAGTGCATGGTGTTGGATGCCGAGGGCCGGCTGGACGAGCTGGCGCAGCGCGGCGTGTCAGGCCTGCCCGTGCAGATTCGCATGGGTTTCGAGGCGGGCATGCTCAACGACACCGTGCCCGTCTTCCGCTTTTCCGTGGATCGGGTCGA